AATGTCTGATAATTGGTTATACAGATCTTTGTTGTATGTTTTTAATTTATCTACAAAAGTCCTACCTTCTTCTAATTTTGGCCCTAATCCAAATCTAGATAATATTTCTTGACCTGCGCTTATATAATCAACATTTCTTGTACCTTTTTCTCCAACTTTTTTATCTGAGTCTTTAAAAAACTTTTTAAATTCTTTTACAGATTTTTCAAAATTTTTGCGTACTTCTACAGCTTCACGAGCTAATGCACTATTAATAAATTCTGATCGTTTTGCTTCAATTACTTTTGTATCTTCTCCCATTCTCATAGCTTTTTGCGCTTCTTTAATAGCTCTTTTTTCTGCAAGAACATATACATTTGGTCTTATTTCTTTTATAGGTTTCCTAGCTAAAACATCTCGTGCAACTTGTTTGGCAGCAGCAATTTGATATCGCACTGGTTGCATAGTTTTTGTTAAAAATTTTAATTCTATAGCTAAAAATTTAGCTCTTGCTTCATTATGTAATGCTTCTTGTACTTGCAACTCTTGTTGTTTTGGATCAGTTAAACCACTAAATTCATCAACCATGCGTTGATCAGTGCGTTCTTTTATTACATTTTTAATAGGTTCTAAATCAATTAAACCATTTATCATGCCTGTTGCTGTTTCAAATCCAAACATTTCAGCAACCATTTGAACAGGTATTCCGTTTTGACTAACCATGCCATATTTACCTGTACCTAATTTCTTTATTTCAGATGCCATGTCATAAAATGGCACAAGATTTTTTAAACTTTTTATATCAATTTTATTGTTTTCTGCTGATTTAAACTTTTCATTTTTTTCATTACTCCATTCACCAGTTTTTAAAAATTTCTGTAATTTATACAATGGTTCATTTTCTGCTTTAACAGTTTCTTCTGCCATTACTTTTTTTCTTGTTGCTCTAACTTTTTTTTGTAATTCTTTTAATACTTTGCTTTTTGCGTCTGATAACCATTGCACTTGTTTCATACTTGCTTTAGTTAATGAATCTATTGCTGCGTCTTGTGTTTCTTGTATTGCATCTGTATATTCTTTCCACATAGCATCACTCATGCCACTTTCTTCTTGTGTTTCAAACATTGGTTTTAATGCATATATTTGTTGCGATTGTTTAATTTCGTTTTCACTAGCTATCATTCGATCCATTACACCTCTTACTTCATCAGTTAAAACTGGCAAATCAACGCCATTTTCCTCTTTATATATTTTGTTTAAATCTTCTACTATTGATTTATAAACTCTACGGACATAATCAGCAAACTTTATAAATATTTTTTGTAGATCAACACTAGGTGCAGGTTTTGTTTCTGTTAAATATATTTCAAAATTATATGCAAATGCTTCGTGATATTTTCTTTTTTCATTTAATGATAGTTTGCTCCATGTATCAACACTGTCTACACCCCAAAAATCTAGCAATATATCAAAATCATTTTGTATTTCTGGTGTTGCTTGTCCTGATAAAACTAAATCTTCAGTAACAGTTAGCATAAAATGCGCTGTTTCATGAAAAAACGTAGATATATCAGCTTTTGTATTTAAAAAGGCAGTTAAAGTTTTAGGGTCAAAACCACCTCTTGCATCATCAAAACTACTAGGTACTTGTTGTTGTGAAAATAGTTTGCTTTGTTGCGCTAAATCTTGTGCAAATTCTCCTACCTTTACCCGAATAGACCCTCTAGGTTTTCCAACATTGAGTCTGAAATCTCTCCGTCCATTTGGGAATTCATCATCGAGACTAAGTCGAGAAGGTTCGACTCTGATCCCAACTGCGGTATCACCGTAGCCAGTATCTGTGATAGCTCTGGTGGTAACGTAGACATCAGGTTCTCCAGCACTTCTAAGTTGACCGGACTCTCTGATTGCGTTTGCTGCTCGTTTGTTGGTGTGGTGGTAGACGGTAACTGTTCCGTCTGCGTTGAGAGGAAGTCCTGTGGTTTCGTCAATTCTTCCTTGTTGTTGGAAAGTATCAATCTCTCGTATCTGTCCAGATCCTCCATCATCTCGTTGTGTGTCTCTTGATTGCTCCTCGGATTGTACTGATAACTCATTGTCTACCTCCTGTAATGTAGATTGTATGTCAGTTTCTGATATGCCCATTCTAGCAATTAAAGACGCAGCAGCATTAGCATAATCAGGTGCTGCGTTATCTTCGTAACCTGTTTCTACTACTGTTTCTTTAAGTTTTGCAGAATCATATAATTTTTTTTCTGGATACCACATCAATGCCTGTAAATCTGCCATTGTTAAATTTGGATTTTGTTGTTGCAATATTGGCAATACTTGTCCAAAAACTTTTTCTATAAATCTTCTTTCTGGTGGCCCTTTAGGTTGCTCTTTTTGACCATCTAAATAACCTGCTAATGAATTACCTGCTTTGCGTATTTCATCTCCAATACTTATTCGTTTTTCACCTTTTATAGGTTTACCTTTAATGTTTGTTATTGTGTCTGCAACATCATTGTCTGGTTCAATTAAAGATATTTCTGCCATTAAATCACGATTTGCAGGTATGGTTGTTCTAGTTTCTATTCTTTTTGCAACTTCATCTAAATCACCTAAAGTAAGTTTTCTGCCAAGAATTGTCTCAAATGCTTTTTTTTGTTCTTTAGTTAAAGCTTTTATATATTGTTTTAATTGGTCACGTTTAGTTTTAGCTTGCTTTGTATAGTCAGTAACAAGAGTACCTGTCATGCGACCCCATGTACGCATAGCCCATCTATCTAAAGTTAATTGTTCATAGTTACCGTATAAATTTGCAAAAAAACCATTACCTATTTTAGGGCCAATAACAGCAGCACCATATACTATTTCACTTTTACCAAATTCTTTAATTGAAACACCTGTATATGTTTCTACCTCTTTAACTGTATGTGTTGTACTCATAAATTTTTCTACATCTTCTATACCGTTTTTTTCAATTAATTCATTAATTAATTTAAAACTTTTAGACATTGCACGACCTGCTTTGCCCTGCCCATAAGGCGTTGGAAATTTACCATTTTGTTTCCAGTAACTGTATACATCTTCTGCAAGGTCAAAATTTGTATTTACATCTATACCGTTAGATGTAGTTGCCAATGCCCAAGTAAAAGCAAAATTTGATGCTGCGTCAGTAGTTAATTCTGGATGTACCTTTGCTAATAACCTTTTAGCTTTTGTGACTTTTTCGTTATACCAACCTATTGCGTTTGGATTTTCTACTAGTGCGTATTGTGCATCTGCTAATAATGTCTGTACTAAATATTTTTCTGTTTCTACAGAAGAGTCTGAAAGATCTACTTTACCTTTTTTAGCTTCATTATTAACACGTTCTTGTATTTCTAATTTAAAATCCCGGTTAGTTGCAAATGGTTTACTAGCTGCAAAATCAAAATTCTCTACAATTCGTGCTATTTGAAATACAGCTTGTGGTACTGGCTTACCTTTTTTTTGTGGTTTTGCTCTTTGCGCAAATACTTCATCTTCTAACAATTCTTGTTGTTTTAATATATCTGCTGTTTCTCTAGACCATGTACCGCTATTAAATGTAGATTTAACTGCTGTATTGTCAAATACTACTACCTCATCTATACCGCCACTACCTTTTAAAATAACGCCATCATGACCTGCTTCAATAAGTCTGTCTTGAAAACCTTTAGCAGCTTTTTCACCACCTAATTGATTGTCTCTTTTTTCTTTTTGTGTTGCATAATATGGATTTTCTAAACGTACATACAATGGAATTATATTAGCCCCTGCATCTCCACGTTTGTTAATAAGATTAGCTTGCGCTCCTATAGCACCTTTTTCTCCACGGCTCATATACACACCTTTACCAAGAAATCCAAAATCTTTTTTATTTGGATGATCTAGATTAAATTCACTAAAACTATCTTTAGTGCCATGATATAAAACTTCTGGCACACCATTTTTCTGTAATACTGACTTGCCAAAAAATTCTTTAAATTGTGGTGTATCTATTTTTGCAGTGCCATCTTGATTAAATAATTGTTGTTCTGGAGTTACTTGTATTTGATCTGTACTAAATACTTTATATGGATATTTTTGTGCAAATACATCAGGCAATATTCCTAATTTATTAGATTGTGTTATGACAAGATCACGATAAAATGACGCAGCATATTCAGCATTTTCTTTATAAAATTTGCCTGTATCTAACAGCATTGCTTTAAATTCTTTTTTTACTTTTGCAGCACTGTTTGTAAATTCATTATTTTTGTTTTCTGCTTTTTCTGATATTGCTCTTGCTTCTTCATATAATTGTTCACGATTAGCTTCAAAATATGTACTTTCTGTTTTACTAAAATCATTCTTATCCCAACGTATATGTTGTTTTAAAAATCCATCAAATTCTGTATTTGCAAGTTGTGCAGCATATTCACCTGTAGGAATAACAACATCATTACCTATTAACGTACCTGCTTTGCTTAATTCTTTTAATTGATTTGCAACTGTAGGCGATACTTGTTCTATGTCTTCTATATTTAATCCTTGCTGCAACATTGCATCAGTTATTGCTTGTGCATCTACATATACATTTGGTTTGCCGTTTACGTTACCTAAATCTTGTGTTAAATTTTTATATTCTTTTGCGCTTCTTTTTTTTAAAACACTGGTAGATGCATCTTTTGATAATTCATTTAAAAAAACCTCATTTTCTTTTGCTTTTTTAACTTTCTGTATATCACCTAAAAATACAGGGCCACTACCAACTAAACCAACTAAAGACATACCTTGCACAGTTCTTATAAAAGTTGTTGCTAATCTTTGTGCAATTTCTTTGCGTCCTTCTTCTGTTGTAATTTTTAATTGAAGATCTTCTTTATCGCTTAATGCTACTGACAAATCACGACCTAATATATTAGTACCTTCTTGTGCTACTTCTGTTAAAGATTCTGCAAGCATATTATTTAAAAAATAATTTCTGGCAAATTTAGTTATTGAATTTTTTACAGTAGGTTTTAATAATTCTTTAGAAATTTGTTTAGTAGTTTCTTTTATTAAAGCTTTTCTAATTGGTGCAGTAACATAACCTAATCCAATAAATTCAATACCTGCATTAGCTAAACCAACACCAGTAGCAATATTTTTGGCAGTTTGATCATCCATACCTTCTTCTACTAAATCTAAGTACATAGATCCACCTTCTATGGCATAGCTATCAAATGCCATTGAGCCTAAAAATCCAACAAGAAAACCACCTTTAGCTGTAAATATAGAACCCGGCCCTGTTACAGCACCTGCAACTCCAGCAGCAGCACCTGTGGCAAGACCATATTCCAATGCTTCTGGTAATGTTTTTGAATATTGCCCAAATATTGAACCTGCTTCTTCAAACATTCCAGTACCATCTGCTTCAAGTTCTTGTAGCCTGTTGTTGATATTTGCTAATTCAAGATCTAATTCTGGATCTGTATTTCCTCCCTTTTTTAAAATACCTATTCTTCCTCTTCTTACATTTAACCTTCCTTTTTCCCAACCTTGTGATGCATTTTCTGGTATGTTTTTAAAATCATTAAATAATTTTTCTAGTCCTTCTAAGTTATCTATGTTGTCATAAGCTAATGCTGCAAATGTTGGATCACTTAATTGTTTATATAAAACTGGACTATATTGTGCAGTTTGTAATCTTTTTAATTTATCTTTTCTATTTTTTTCCATCATTAAACTAACAGCTTCGTTGCTATTTAATGCAAACTCTTTTGGTAAATTTAATTCCTCTGCTAGTTTTAAACCTTCACCAACCATGTCTGGATCTTTATCCATAACAAGTTGTAAATTAGCTTTCACTTGATTTTTTACTGCTTCTCTATCTTGCTTACGAAATTCATCGTATTGATTAAATGCAGGTGTTTTATCTTCTTTAATGTTTTGACTAGGAGCTAGTTCTAAAACATTTTTTTCTTTGTCATCTTTTCTAAATTGATCGTAAATACTAGTCATAATTGTTATTTTGGTTTACCTGCACGAACCCAATCGTTAGCAATTTGTTGTTCAGTTGGCGGTGTTAATCCGTCATTTAAATATGATTGAATTATTTGTTCTCTTTGTGTGTCAGGTATATCACTTAAAAAAATATTTTTATTGTTTACTTTGACAAATATTTCTTCAAACTGATCTTCGTCAACAGCTAAAAGTGGTACTTCTTCTCTGGAATATATTCCAAAATAATTTGGAGAAGTTCTTAAAAATACTTTTTCTCCTAATATTTTATTAATAACTGCTTGTTTTTCTGTAAATGAAGCTTTGCCATCTTTTTGTATTTGTAATTGATCAATAGCTTTTTTTATTTCAAATTTTAATTCAAAATAATCTTCTTCATTACGATCAGTTTTTTTATTTAAAATATTATCAAAACCAAAATCTTTTAAAGAATTATTAAACATATCTGCGTCTACAGTTGCAGCATTTACTGCACTTGAACCACCTTTTTGTAATTTTTCACCAGCTTCTTTGTATTCTAAATATTTAGATTGTGTCAATCTACCTCTATATGCACCTATATTTTCTGGCAAAGTTAATGATGGGTCAGCTTCTAATTCATTAATTGCATCAGTTTCAGATTTTTCTGGGTGACCATTTCTTAATAACGTTTGATCTTCTCTTGTAAAATCTTCTATATCAATACCGTTGTCTGCTAACTGAGTCCATGCATCTTTACCAGAATATGCAATTTCTTTTGCTGCTTCTAAATTAGCGTCATAAATTTCTTCTTTACCTGCTTTTTCTGCTTTATAATTTCTTTCTAGTTCTGCTATTGCGTATGTAAGTTGTTCTTCGTCTTGTATAGTGTCTTTTAATTTTTTTGTTAAATCTGCTAATAATGGCATTTTTGTTTTTTCATCTGTTCTATACGAAGGCCCATCGTTAGGATCATAATCATAATTAATATCTGATTTTAATATTTGCAAATCATTAGCAACCATTGACGCAAAAGGATTATCTGCCCCTATTTTGTTAACCATATCTTCATTTGTGTAACCTATAACTTTATCAATTAATTTTGCATTAAATTCTTTTGCATAAGTAGGATCATTTTTTATACGTTCTAAATCTATACCTTCTGCAACTAATTCTCTTTTTGCTTTTGAAAAAAAGGCATCTGCTTTTTTGATACCTAAATGTTTACCAACAAAAAGATGTATTGTTTGATGTTGTGGTGGTAAACGTAAACTAGAATCTTCTTGATAATACTTAGATGTATTTTGTACTTGCTCTAAAAATTCTTTAGCATCAGATTCATTTAATTGACTAGTATCTATTTCATCAGGTCTAAAACCATATTTAACAGTTCTACCAGTACCATCATCAGTATGATTAAAACTATCTAATGAAAATAATTTATTTGCTTTATCTGGAAATGAACCGCTATTAGTATCACCACGATCTGTAAATACTGCATTTGCTTTTATTTCACCTTTTTGTTTGTTAAAACCAGTAAGAATTTTTGAAGCATAAGTATTGTATGTTGCAGCATCAACTCTACCTGCATCAGTTTCACTATCTAAATATGCTTTAGCATCATCAAAATCTTTCTTTGCAATCATTTGATTTAAAGTAGATACGTTAATTTTATTTATTACTCTTTGTATTAACCCTGCTCTTTGTGAACTGTTTTCTGGCCAGCCTTTATTGTCTGCATATCTTGCAGCTAATAAAAGACTTATAGCTTTGTGTTTACTAAATTCACCAGAACCATCATGCCAATCCTCATAATTCTGCCCAGTTGTATCTGCAATAATATCTATTTCACTTAAAAATTCATTGTCACGATATTTTGTAAATTCTGTAATTTCATGTTTAGTCATAAACATATTGGCAGAATTTAATGTACTTGCTGCTTTTGTTTTAAACAATAATTTCTGTGTATTGTTTTCTAACGATTCTTCAAACTCTTCTGATAACCTTACAAGTTCAGCTTTTGTCTGATCAAGAACTGTTATAGGATTATCATCATCATCATATCCAACTGTTTTTATAGCATTTTCACCTTCTAAAGATGCATATTTTAATTTTGCTTCATTTACTTTAGCTATATATTCATTGTGTTTTTGTGTATATACTGCGTCATCTCTTTCGTCTTGTAACTTTTGTGCAACGTCACTTATTTGTTGCCCTAGTTGCATTTGGCCTTTTGCCAATTTTCCTAATGCTTCGCTTTTTTCATCCGACATTTGCTGGATGCTGCCACCCTGCAACATGGTAGGTGCATTACTTTCTAGCTGAACTGTTGGTACTTCTAAAACCATATTTATTTACTCCAATGATCATTTTTTGCAATCTGCCCTATAACACCACCTGCCCCTGTCATTAACGTACTACTCATGTTTAAAAACGGACTAACAGCACTGGCAGAAGCAAACATATTACCTGCTGATACACCTAACATATCTGATTGAATATCAGCTTGCACTCCTCTCATACGCATATTTCCTACAGCTTTTACCTTATTAACATTAATAGTTAACCTATCTATTTCATCCAATACTTCCTGACTTACTTCTATATCTCTAGAGCTACCAACACCAGCCACACCTCCTCTAGCTGCCATTGAAGCTCTTCTTTGTCCTTTTTTTATTCCTTGTGCTAAAGATTTAAGTTGTGCCTGTTTATTGTATTGCCTTGATATATGCTGCGCTTGACTTTCGATAGATTTGGCATTTATTTTTGCCATGTATTGTTGATGCTCAAATTGTAATGCCTGACTTTTTAATTGATTTTTTCTAAATTTGCCTTGAAAATAACTAGCTACACCTCCAGAAATTAGGCCACCTACTGACATTACATCGCCAAATTGTCCAAATTTCTTTTGCCATGACATCGTTGTACTTACCTCAACACATCCTTATTTTTCAGTATACATATACTTTATCTGTTTACGGTCACACTATCCACCGATTGCTACTTCAATTGTCATGCCTACAACTGTTAATGGTAATGGATCTGTTTGTCGTACAAATAATTGACCATTGTCTTGCCATGTAGGTGTAAGCATAATTTTTATATCTTCTGTTTTTAAACGTGGTGGAGAACCATAAGGTTCATCGGTACGTTGTTTTGCTTCTACTAATTTGTCTGCACTAGGCCCAGCAAATATACCAGAAGATTCTAAAACTCTTAACCAAACATGATTGACATTTTTTACACGGCCTTGACCAAATGCTTCTGCTTGCAATGACATTGGCATTGTTTGTAAATCGCTTTCATATTCCAAACCTATATGTACAACGCTAGATGCACGATCTAAAGTAATAGATCCACTTGATATTGTTTTTTGTGGATGAACAGCACCATCAGCTAAAATACTAACTGTTTTACCTTCTAAATAATTTAATCCTGATATAACATTTCTTGCTACTTCATATGTTGTAATTGCTGTATTACGCAAACTTGCTGGTAAATCTACGTCTAATTTTACCGTTGCTACAGTTGCATTTGTTGTAGCAGTAATATTACAACGATAATAATTTGTACCACTAACTAAGACAATTGCATCGCCTACATCATCAACATTAGGAGGTGCATTAAATAAATTATAATTAGCAGTTATAGTAACGCTTTCTCCTCTAGTATAATTTGTACCACCAGAAATAGTTACAGTGCGATTTGTATCTGTATTTGTACCGTCATAAGTTGAACCTGCGTCAACAAAAAATGCATCTCGATCTTTGTCATACAATCTTGAATTCATACGCTCAATAAATTTTTTTGTTGCTCCATTAATAGTTCTTTTTATAACGCAATAAAGTGCGTCATCATTTCCTTCTGAAACAGTTGCAACGCTTTCAAATGTACCGTCAGTATCGTGTTGATGCCAAGCACCAATAGTTTGCTCTGGTACATATGTAAAACCTAATAATTTACCATTACTACTAATAAACCAAACTATAGGAATAGGAGATTTAGCTAACGCCATATCTGTAACAGTTAAATTGTCAAACAAATGTGGCGCACGCAATGATAAATCACCTGTTATAAATCCATTAGCTTGCCAGTTATAACCAAGTTCTCTAACGTGACCACCACGAGAAGAAGCATATACCATACTATTATTAACAATTACTGGTTGTGCATTATTAGCACCTACATACGATTGTGGTTTTACGGATATAGATGACGGTGTTATAGCATCACTGTTAATAGAAGATACACGCCATTCCGCTGATCCTGTAAGCATAAGTAAGTTTGTCAATGGAACAATGTGTCTTATAGTATTTGCTTCACGAGCAGCAACTCTAAATTTAATTCGATCATCATCTCGTATAGGTAGACCAAAAGATAGATTACTTTCAGTACCTGATTTAGTCATTAATATAGTTTGCGGTTCATTATTTGTTCCAGCAAAAACTCTGCGTTGTTCAAAATAAGACACAGCACCGGGATAATTATCTGTTGATTGAAATTCGTTTTCGTATATAGGTGGTGTACGAGAAAAATTAGGTGCAATGTTTGCATCTACAATAGATGTAGCAGTTGTTTCACCAAGAAATCCATATATACCAGCTTGTTCTTTATATACTCTGTATTTTGCTGCGCCACTAACTGCGTTCCATGAAATAGTATTTTTAGCTCCTGTTACATAGATATTATTATTTACTGATGCAGAACTAGATTGTGAACTTTCATCAACTAAATTATCTTTAACTGCTGTAACAACATATTCATGAGTTTCGTATGTATCTGTGTTAGTGCTGCTTGATGAAGGGATATACGCAGATACACTTACACCACCGGGTGCTGCTAACGGACTAGCAAAGTTAATTGCTTTAAGCTCCCATTTTGTTGCACCTAATCTTCTTAATTCTCTTGGTGCATGATTAGGATGCACTAATGTCATAACGTCAGCAGATTGTACATAATGCACATCAAACAATTCTGCTTCTAAAAATGGATGGTGAATTTCGTAAATATTTGGATTTGTAGGCATTGCATACCAGTTAGAAGCATTTGGTGGCTGACTATTAGAATGCGCTGTTTTAGCGTAATAATTAACACCACCTTGTTTTGCTATATCACCAATTGCATAGTTAGTACTATTACTCCATGCTGAACCATCAGAATATGATAATGGTTGACCTTGTGTATGAAATCTAAAATATCCTTGACCCATTTCTATAACCATTGTTTGGGTTGTAGAAAATGTAAAAGATAATAATCTTACTGCTTTTGTACTATCTTTAACCTCTGCTACATATTTAAAACCTGCTCTGTTTTCTGCTGGCCCTTGTGGTTTAGCAATAAAATTACGCATTGTTGCTGCGCCTTGCTGAAACTTGGCATCATCAATACGACCAAACATTTCTGGTGATATTTCACCTCCAGAAAAAGATCTATAAAACGTGCGTGTAACTGGCATTGATTACCTCCCAGATGTCCAAGGCACAATATGTTCTATCGTTATATCTCGATGTAAATTGTCTGCTTGTTTTGCACTTGCTAAATAACCCATCATCATTTGTGTAGAACGTTTTGCTTCTGCCATTCCTTGATCACCTTTTATTATTGGCCCTGCAAGCATAGATGCCAAATGCCATGACAACGTAACAACAAACAATGGAGAAAATAATGATGCGTCAGTAACAAATGCCTGATACCTTAACATTGCATTTTCTTGATTGGTATAAATATATGCTCCTTCTACTGCAAATTGTTGTGGTGTATATTGACCAGCTACTATTGTTGGCGCATAGTTAGATGTTATACCACCGGGAGTGTCACCAGCAGACATTCTTGTAGCGTAATCGTTTTGTGCTGTTGGAGATATTATTGCTACAGGTGACATCATGTCAGCAGGTGCTGCGTATGCATAATCCCATTGGTCAAGGGTATTAGTAGTTAGTGCTAAATTTTCACGTTTAGAAGCAAAATTCCATGTATGCATCTCCAGTAATGTATTTCTTGCAATCGGATAAAAACGTGCAGCTTTCTCTGCTTGCGCTGATCCTTCTGGTGGGGATAGCGTAGCGATTGTTGCATCATCACCCAAATGAGCTAGGGCAAGGTTGCAAATATCGACTTCAGTTGCCATAACATCTCCTAAAAAAAGAGGAGGTTAGCAGTATTCCCACTAGCCCTCCAGTAAAAAATAAGAAAACTAATGCCTATTTATTAACTGCTTCAAGTTGACTAATAAGAGTTTCTTTTGTTTGTCTTCTATCTAGTTCAACACCAATAGAACGACCAAACACTTCAAGTTCTGCTTTAGTCATTGACTCATAGTCAATTGATTGAGTAGTTGGCTGAACATCTTCTGACGGTACGGTTGTGTTTGACGCCACAGGTAGATCAGGTTCAGTTCCA